CTGGCCGTCCGCGACGGCTATATCCGTACCAACCCCACGGACGGCGCTATGGCAGAAATCAAAAAGAGCAACAGTTGGGAAAAGCCAAAGCGCCATTCTCTTTCCGTTCAAGAACAAGATGCCTTTATCTCTTTTCTGGGACGTTCTAAAAGCTATAATTATTGGCTCCCGCTTTTCACGGTACTGCTGGGCACCGGCGCTCGTGTCGGTGAGATCTCCGGCCTGCGGTGGGAAGACTGCGACTTTGAAGAAAACACCATAAGCATCAATCACAATCTGGTGTATCGCAAATTCGACGGAGAAGAAAAAGCACACTTTCATATTATGATGCCGAAAACAAACGCCGGCGTCCGCATCATTCCAATGCTCTCCGATGTAAAAGCCGCTCTGCAAAAGGAATATGAGAAGCAGTCCATCTTGGGGTTTAATGAGACAGTGATCGACGGCTATACCGGCTTCATTTTCCAGAACCGATACGGCGACGCTCTCTCCGCACACAACATCAACCGGGCCATCGACCGTATTGTGCAAGCTTGTAACGACGAGGAAACCATCCTCGCCGCAAAAGAAAATAGAGAACCATTCCTAATCCGGCACTTTTCCGTCCACAATCTCCGGCACACCTTCGCTACTCGTTTCTGCGAACATGAAACGAATCTCAAAGTCATCCAGGAGATCATGGGACACGCTGATATCGAAACCACCATGAACATCTATGCAGAGGCAACCAAGGAAAAGAAGAAAAAGTCTATGGAGAATCTGGAAGGTAAGATCAAGCTGTCTTAAACGGAGGAAAAGCCATGGGAAAATTGATCGATCTGAAAGGTAGAACCTTTGGCCTGTTGAAAGTAATTCGACGGGTCGAAGATATAAAGCCAGGTCGCCCAATGTGGGAATGCGAGTGTGCGTGTGGAAATACCGTTGTCGTATCCTCTACCAGCCTTATCAAGAAGGGTGGCACAAGATCCTGTGGATGTCTTCGCCATCAACCTTCGCCAACGCTGATCGATCTGACCGGAAAGACATTCGGTAAGCTGAAGGTGCTGCACCGCGACACAACCATCGAAGATAGCAGGGCATGGTGGGTTTGCCAGTGCGAGTGCGGAAACATCACTTCCGTGTCATCCGACAGCCTCCGCAGCGAGAAAACAAAATCCTGTGGCTGCGCCCAGTTTACATTAAAGTACGATTTGACAGGAATGGATTTTGGATATCTGCGTGTGATCGGAACCGTGAAAAATCCCCGCATCAAGAGCAACGAAACTCGATGGGAATGTCTCTGCCAGAACTGCGGGAGGACAGTAGAGGTAGATAGCTATATCCTCCGGCACAGCAATCCATACGGGCATTGCCGCTGCACCAGATTTAATAGACCGCTGTAACGGCCACTCAGAGGCCGTCTGAGCGGTTCAAATTTCAGGGGTAAAACTACCCTCGGAACTTATCACCGCCACGCCTGCGGCAACGCTGGCTTGCACAGGCAAAAAAAATAGAGAGAGGCGCACACCATCGTAATGATGTTCCGTCTCTCCCTAAAATTTTCTGTCTTTTTCGCCCACCATGATTCTGTGGTACAAATCAAGGATTTTTTCTGCAAATGGTACAATCGTGGTACAAACTGAAAATCCGCCAATTTTTATCGCACTTTTTTGCGCTTGAAAACGGCTTATTTTCAACTATTTAAGCTGTTTTTCAACATTTTCAGAAAATTAGTCACTCACAGGCTTCATCGTGGGGAATTGAAATACGCACTTTCCATCTTGCTTCATCATGTCTCATTTCTCACACTCCACCCATTTTACAGGCATTTTTGAACCAATTTAGTTGTCGTCTTGTTTTAACACGTGTAACGTAAATGGTACAAAACTTGGTACAATCCGACGCAGCTTGGCTTTTTACGGTATGATCTCCCGATGGCACTTCTTTTATATTATACACACGCCGCCTTCTTTGTCAAATGGAACACACAAAAAAAAGAGGGGTACATTTCTGTACCCCTCTTCATTCATACAAGGAATCCGCCATTTTCTTCATGCTCCTGATACACTCGTTTGATATTGGCGATTGCCATAACCGCCCGATTGTTTTTGTACCAGGGTGAGACTCACAGAACTTCTCATACTCATCAATGTCGAGAAGCGTTTCATTGAAACACTCGTGCGTAAAATTGTCGCCTCTTACCAATTCAATGTTGAACCGCAGAATGCGCTGGCGATGTGCTCCTGCATCTCGCTCATCATCATCACTGATATGCTTTTCAAGCTTCCCCTGTGTTTCTTCCAGTTCCTTCTTGATATCGGAGATTTCCTTCAATACCTCATTGTTGATTGCTCTGCCAATTTTTTTCGCCAGCCATGACCAAGGATTCACTTTGATTGGAGCGATCTGAACAAAAGTCAGGAACAAAAGAAGTGCTCCCCCGCTCCATCCGGCAATTTCTCCCATGTTCATACCGTTGCCCTCCCCTGCGCTCGTTACGCTGTCTCGGCGGTACCATTGACAACCTTGCTCATAGCGCACAGGCTGTCAATCAGCTCGGAGATCTTGTCCATATCAAGGTCATACTGGATGGTGTCAGCAGAAGCCTTAACCATCGCCATGACCCACTCCTTCCGATCCGCGCCATTCTCAAACATCGGCTCGGCGCGTTCCATATAGCCGGTCACGATCTTAACGACCTCCGGCCAGTTCCGTTCCTGGATTGCCTTTCGCACATACTTGACCAGCTGTATTACCAACGGGATGGTTACAGCAAGGCCAGAAAAAATCGATGCAATCAATCGCACCCATTCAGCATCCATGATGCCCTAACCTCCTTTTCAAATTGGTGGACTTGCGCTGTCCGTATCCTCTTCCCGTACAAACCCTTTTGCCTCGGCAGAAGCAAAAGTGATACCGTCTCCATTGCCGCTTACATTTTCTGCTCGATTCTTGTCCACGATCTTGCCCAGCACAACGCCGATTGCCGTACCGATCGGCGTAAATACCACCGTCCAACAGGCCAAAGCACCTGTGTACTGGCATCGGATACTCAGCATGGCAAGATAAAAACCGCCAGCAAGTCCTGCTGACAGGAACAACAGCAGGTAAATTGCGTAACGGTTCGTAAATCCAAGAGATGAAAAATGGTGAAGCAGGCTTTTATGTCCCCGTTCCCGCTTCGCCAGACGATTGCCGCCCATTATGCCTTACCCATGAGCTGCGCAAACTTGTACATGACCTGAGCCAGCTGCTCCCTGGTCATCAGATCCTGCCACATATAGTTCGGTTCGCCGTTTTGCAGCGTTCCGCCTCCAGAGATCAGCCCGTTCTGCACAGCCCATTCTCTGGCATCCTTGCTCCAGGCACTGGAATCGTTATCCTGAAGGTCTTTACGCATCTCTGTCCACAGCTCCTTAAAATGTACTGCGTCCATGTCATCATCCTCCGTTCCTGTATTGCTCAAAATTGCCTGTACTTCATTCCGCAACGCATCCATGCTTTTCCCATGCTTAGGGAGCCACTGTCCCATATCGGAGTGCCCGGAACCATATCCTGCCTTATAGCTTTCCGCGTGATCTGCGATCCCACTGACTGGATAACCAAACTTCACGGCTATATAGACGTTCCAGGCCACCAGCATCTTCCACATACGGTCAAAATACTCCTGATTTTTTTCCACATCGTAACCAATCATAGTACCCCCGGCGTATGTGTGGCCGGCGGGTTCGCAGACTTCCCACTGAACCTTGGTGTTATTCCAGCTCCCCTTGCTGCCGGAGCCACACCCCCAGGGACGCCCGTTCCATTGCAAAGCAAGAATGATCCTGCCCTCACCTTTATGGAAATCACCCAGTAAGGCATTGACACCCCAGCCTGCGCTGGATTTGTTCATCGCATTGAAGAACACATCAACGGCAGGTTGAGCGCAGCCAACGGAATGGTTTACGCAGCCAACCGGATTGATCGTTCTCCCACTGGTATAAGCTCCGTTGTTTGTGGCAGGACGGATCTCCAGATGGCTTTCAACATATTGGATACATTCTTGAACCGTCATCATTTCAGACCGCCTCCACATACTCTCTGCCCCAGTAAGGCTCACCGTCATCCGGTGTCTTCAGTACGGCATACCAGGCCTTGCCACCATCTTTACGGAAACGTGGATCAGCTGTCTTGGAGCAAAATCCAAAACCACCTTCATCCTCTGTTCCCTCGACCCGGCACATTCCCCGATTACATTCCGTGTTTTTCTTCGGATCACATTCATAGAATAGGACTTTCTCCCCTGTCGTACTGTCTACCAGGTATCCGTTTTGAGATACGATGTTATTGATATCGACCATTGCTGTTCACCTCTTATTTCAAAGACATCTTCCTTGCCGGACGTTCTATAATTTGGGCAAGGTGATAAAATACTACCGCCGTCTGTTCGCGTGTTATGAAATCCTGCCACATATAGCATGGCTCACCGTTTATAACTGTCCCATTGCCGGCGATAATACCATTATCCAATGCCCATTGTCGCGCCTCAGCGCTCCACTGACCACAATCGTTATCCTGCAATTCAGCTCTCATCTCTTGGAAAAGCTGTCTGAATTGTTCCTTATCAATGTCCGATGCAAGAGCGCTCTGTGCGGCAAACTGATCATAATACCGTTGCCCGTACGAAGCACGCTTCTTCCGAACACCCTCACTCTGATTTGCCGGTTTCTCAAAATTCAACAGCACGGAATTGGAGGCCTCCAGTACAGAAGTCGCCGTTCGCAGCACTGCCAACACACCAGTGTAACTTTCAGACAGCTCTTTCCACAAATAATCCAGCTGCATAATCAGATCGCCGATTGACTTCCCCTCGGCATTCGCAAAGTTCAGCAAAGCTTGCTTTCGAGGTTTGGATGTCCATTGAGCAAGACCAAAACCCGCTTTATCCCCAACAAAATTTGTGTAGGTACCACTGTCTACAGCAGCCACATACGCGTTATCATTCATACTGAGGACATTTTCGTAACTGTCCTGCAAATTCTTGGGATTAAGCGCACTCTCCGCAAACAAGTTGCCCATCAATCCGGCAATTCCATACTCATTTAACCCTTTTCTTTGAAAGTAGTCATGAATTATCTGTTCGTTCATTTCAGCTCTCCTTACAAATCAGAAAGTGTGGTCTGTTTCTGACCGATAATTTCACCATCGGAGAAATACTTCCCGATCTCCTCTTCGTCGTCGATATCCTTATAGATCTCTACCATTTCCAGGCTCTCCCATCCAATGATGGTCTTGATCACAGAATCGGGCAGATTGGCCTTGGCAAGCGAGGTCGTGAAGAAGTGCCGGAGGCTGTGCCAATATACCGGAATACCCAGGATGTTGGAGAAAGTCTCCGCCCAACTGTTCAGCGTGGAAATAGGCACCGCCTGAGTGGGATCATCCCTGTCAGGGAACAGCCACTCGCTCTCGATACCCAGCTCCGCCCGCTTCGCCATCCACGCATCGAAATAGGGCTTAAATGGTTTGGCAAGCACATAGCACGTCAGCATTTTGCCGTTGACGCCGTGTCCCTTTGTCCTGATTTTCTCAGGCGTTCTGTAAAGCGACCCGTAGATGATGTTCTCGTCCTGGAAGTATGACACCTTGAACCGTCCCAGCTCGGATTTGCGCCGCCCGGAGTACCGCGCCAGGGCAAAGCAGCAGGCTTTCTCATACTGGCCGCGCTCCATCAGATAGTCCAAAAGCTGATCGGCCTGTTCGTCAGTCAGAACCGTCTTTTCTCTGGTTGGCTCATTGACCGGGTTCTCGATCTTGCGGATGATCGAACGGAAGTTTGGCAGCTCGTCATCCAAAATCGCTTCTATGTAGTTGCTCAAAGAGGACAGGGTACTCTTCA